TAACAGCATTAAGAACAGGTACGGAATTGCTAAACTTAGGACTAATGCTAAGCAAACCAATAGGATAATCGGTTTCAACAAAAGCTGATCCTTCAGTTTCGATAGTGATAATAATGTCTCTTTCATGTGCAAAATGTGTTAATTCGTTTACTAATGCAGGATGCATTGTTGGTGATCCCCCTGTTAGCATCATTTCTTTTATATGTGGATTTTCGTCATAAATTTTGATAATATCATTAAACGAAAATATACCTTTTTCTGGATGTATTGATGTATACCAACTATCACACCAACCTCCTTCTCCAAAATAACATCTATGAGTACAACCAGTTGTTCTTACAGCTATTGTTGGTTTTCCAATTCTACTTCCCTCTGATTGAATACAACGATATAATTCTAATATCGGTAGTGTTTTACTATAATCTTCTATTCTTTTACGCATGTTTAGCTAATAATTCTGTTACGTGTTGTTTTGCTGTCTCCCATCCATCGATGTATTCGACTGGGTCTCTTCTTCCTAATTTTAGGAATGCTTCAATTCTTTCTACTGATGATGCTGATTTATAATCTGATCTTCCTTCTGCGTCTGGTTTGTATGATGTGTTTGTTCTTCTATAAACGTCATCAAAATTAAGGCCTAACATTTTACAACATAATAAACCATCTTCTAAAATGTCAAATTTATCACCATCTAAGTAAGGTGTGTAATAATTTACTTTATCTGCGCCCCAATTACCTTGCTTAAATGCTTCATAATCTGCATCTCTGAATTCTTGTCTACAATCAGGATAAATTGCATGATCACCTGCATGTATGCCCATTGCTATTCTTACTTCACCTCCTCTTACTTGAGCAATAGACAATGCTACTGCTTGAATTAATGATGAAAATATTTTGTTTCTGTTAGGTACAACAGTGTCTTTCATATTATCTTCTTCATAATGCCCTTCTGGAACATCATCACCACCTTTTACAAGTGCTGAATCTAATAACCCAACTAAACCTTGTAATGTGATACGTTGATATTTTACTGGGTGTCCTTTTTTATCTAAATATTCAATTAATTCTGCTGCTCTTTCTAATTCCACATTGTGTTTTTGACCATAATCAAAACTTAATGCTGTTACTTGATAATCTTTTGCTAATAGGTGTAATAATACTGTACTACTGTCCATTCCTCCTGATAATGATAATACTGCTTGTTTTTTCATAATTTCTTTGTTTTTATATTCATACCAAGCGGGATTTGGTAGTTCTGAATAATGATCCCATAATTCTCTTTCTACTATTTCCGACATTTATTTATTTAAATGTTGTTGTCTTGTTTCATGCTCCCAAATACCATCTACTGTGTGTTCATGCCAATGTATTCTACCATCTAATATAGCATTTTTTATATTTTTTTGATGCCCATTTAATTGTGAATTACCACTTTTTACTTCAATAAAATGAACTGCACATTTTTTCTTACTTCCTCTGTCTGAAAATGCAATGTAATCAATTGGTTTTCCAAAAAATTGTACGTCTTTTGGTTCTACTGGAAAGTTTTCCATAAAGGGAACATAATGTTCAATTGTTTTTCCGAAACTTACTGCTCTTGATCTTGAATATGCATCTTCTCTGATTGCTTTTTCTTCTTTAGTTTTCCATTTCGCTAATAGGGATTCTGCTTTTCTTTCTGCGATTTTATCGTGTGAAAAATAAACGTATGCTGCGAAAGCTAAAGCGCATATTGCAATTGTAATTGATATCATTATTGTTTTGTGTTGCCATCCTGTACAAATTGTTTGAATTGGATGAGGTTGTGGTTTATATCATACAGTATATCTGTATCGATTTCTTTATCTATTTGGTCTATTTTAATAGATTCTTTATTTAATAATCCTAAGCTGTTGTATTTTACACCTTGTAAACCATGGATTATTGGGTTTGATGTGTCAACTGATTCAATAAAAGGAAAGTCAGCATAATAACCAAATTCTTGTGGTAGTGCACATCCCAGTAGGTGTACTCTATCTGTTTTATTTATTAATCCTGACTTATACATTTTTGATATAGTCATTATACGACCCATCATTTTACCAACTAAAGGATTCGGATGGGGAAATTCTTCAGCGTACCAATCAGCACCATAACTAAATGCTATCTTTTTATAACCTTGTGTTTTTAAAATATTATAACATTCATATGCTTCATGATAAGATTTTGCTTGAACTACTGCTACTTTAGTTGTATTTTCAGGTAATTTATAACCATTCATCCAATATTTAGCATTAACTAGTGTTGATGTTTGATCTTGCCAAACATCCGGTACAATAAATTCATTTGGTTCTAAAACATCAATCCAATGAAGTAATCTGTCTGTGTCATATGCCTTACCTAATTCATGAAGTGAATTATCCATTATAATGTAACTGCCTGATTCTTTAGCATCTTCAAAATGCTTTCTATAAACTTCGTTTTGATCTAATAAATGAGGTAAACAATACTCATAATCATTAATTTCAAAACTTCTATCGAGCATATTAATTGGAAGCTCGTGGGATACTTTAAACATATTGTTCTGAATAAATTGCTGTATTTTTACCGTGTTCCATAAATTCTACTGATCTAACTTGAACACGTTCGTTAGTTTCATCTTTTACAAAATTATTTAATTTATGAAATATAAATTCTGCAAATTTTTCTGCACCTGTAGCTTTTACTATTCTTATTTGTAATGGACCCTCATATTGTTTTCCTCTAGATTGATCAGAATTTAACATTTCAAATTGTCTTCTCATAGGATCATCTTCAGCAATTAAAACAGTGTGATCAAACATGTAATCCATCCATGCTTTAGGTTGCATACCATCAATTAGTGTTTTTGCTCTTTTCATACCACCAAAATCCCAAACCCAATTGCGGTCATCTAGTTTTCCTTCGAATGTTACTTTAAATGAAATGCCATACCCATGTAAGAATTGGCAGTGTGTTGTGGTTGCTTTCCATTGTCTAAAACAACAGCTAAAACCATCAAATATTTTTGTACTTTGAAACATAACCTTTATATATAATTTTATTCTTTGGAATCCAAATCCTCTTTAGGAAGATATTCTTTATATTTTTTATTAAATTCATTACCTAAAGAATCAATTTCTTTTTCAAATTCATCTAAATCAGTATTTTCTATGTCTAAATTATTAAGATTATTAGCATAATCCATAATTTTATCAATATCTTCTAAAAGTTCTTTTTCGTTTATTTTATTTTTTTTTCTCATAATATTAATTCTCTCTAGTAGTTTTTTGAAGTTCTTTAAAAGAAATTTTATGTAAAAGGGATTCAATAGGACTTAAACCTTCATGCCAATAAATAAAATCTCCTCCTTTTATTTTTAACATTTCTTTTTTAAACTTTTCTATTCTAGTTCTTAATTTCTTCATAATTTATATCTTTTATTTCATTAACAACCCAAAGTAATCCTTGAGCTTTAAAAAGTGTATCACAATGGAAATATGTTTTTAAATCTTCAATACTACCTTTTTCTAAATTAATTCTATTTTCGGGGAATGTTCTTTTTACTTGAAATAATCTTCCTTCAACTTCTATTACTTTATTTCTCATTATACTATTTCACAGGCACCACCAGCACATGCTGCTTGATCTTTTAAATCGGTTTCGTCTGTTACTTCAACTATTTTTCTTAAATTTATTTTATTTAAATGACTTTCCATTTCTAAGAATTTTTCCTCTGTAATGTCTTCAAAAGGTGCTTGAGTGTATGAACCATTATCATAAGGTAATACTGCTAGTCCATTAAATGTGTCTTTATTTTTCCACATCCATTTTCCCACATCTTCCCACTCATCCTGTTTTACAGAAATTGTAGCTGAAACGTTGTTTGAATTAGATCCTTTTCTGTGTCCACCTTTTACCCACTCCATATTGAATTTTTTAGTCCTTTCTAATAAATCAAATGCGCTTTCGGTTCTATAAATTGCTCCTTCTGGAGATTTTTGTGGGACTGAAACAACTGCTTGAATGTCTGGTTTAAAGAAATCATCTTCCACTAATTCTGGATGATTTGCCGCAAGATATTGGTAAATTGCTTCATTTTTTCCTAATCTCATACGTCTTAAATAGAAATCATTGTGCCAAGCGTGAATTCCTGATGAAGTTCCTAATACTAATGAACTTGTTCCTGAAGGTTTAACTGTTGTTACACGAGATGCTTTTCTAATTCCTATAATATTTGCAATTTCTTTATTTGTATTTTTAGCATGATCTGCTGCTTCTTCTAAATCTAAATTTAAAACTGCACCACTTGCAATTCCCGTCATTCCTACTCCAGCAAGTGCATCTTTTTCTGTTGTTTTTTTCCAAATATCTCTAAGATAATGAAAATCTGTGTAAGCTGCTTGTAAAGTTCCTAAAAATGCTCCAGCTTTTACTCTTTCATTTAAATCTTCTTGTGATGTTACGTTAGATACGTTAACTTCTGTTAGATTACAAAATTGGAATGGTCTTAATGCAATTTCACAACAAGGGTTTGTACCCCAATCTTTATCATTTGAAAAATACACTCCAGGTTCACCTGAATTACTTGCAACAATTTTATCCCATAATCCCATAAAATCTTTTTTTCTAACTTTATGACGAATAACTACAGCTGAATTGTTAGCTCTACCTCTTTGTGGGTTTAATTCCCACCAAGTACCATGTTTAGAATTTAACATTTCATTGTCATGTAAATCAAATAAAGAAATCAATGCTGCTCTACGAATACCCCCAGACAATACAGCGTCTGCAATGTGACATATAATATCATGTGCCTCAATAGGTGCTAATTGTTCTCCATCTTTTTTTCTATCAAGTACTTTTTGAATTTGAAATAAACATTCTTTTAATGGTTCTGGACCTGGTGCCTTACCTCCTACAGTAATTAATTCTGCTCCTTTTGGTCTAATGTCTCTATAATCAAAAATAGGCATTGTTTTACTTTTACCTAAATAAGCTTTCATGATTGCTCTTACTGCGTCAGCCCATCCTTCAATTGAATCACCAATTAAAAATCTTTTTTCATTTGTTGCTTTATGAATTTCAGGTAATTTCCCAACATGGTGTTGTTGAACACTATATCCTACCCCACAACCAGACAATAATAAAAACATTGTTTCACTAAATGCTCTATGGTCGTCAATTGGTAAAAATGAACAGTTAAATATTCTTGAATTGTTTATAGCAATAGGTTTTCCCGCAAATTGTAAACTACGCATTGAAGGTAATACCTTCTTATCATACACCAATTTATAAACATCTTCAATTTCTTCCTTTAATTGTGGAAATTTTTCTTGATGCATCAACTTATTTCTAGTAACTAACTCTTTCCAGGTTTCCCTTCTTTGTTTTTTAGGAATGTATTTTGCATATTTGTTGTATACTACAATGTCGGATAAAATTTCTTGTGTAATGTTCATTTAGTGTGTTGTTAAAACGTTAATTATTGTTGTCAAAAAAAGGGGATAAACCCCTCTTGTGTGGATATAAATACAATATATACTAGGAAAACCCATTAAACTCCAAAAAACTCGTTAGAAGCTCCTCGAAGTCTTCTTCGCTGTGCTGACGAAACTTCTCCTGGGGGAGTTTGTTCATTTCTATTGTTTCCTCTTATATTTATTGCAATTTTCCCAATTGCAGTATCCATAACAGAATCATAAGTTATACCGTCAGCTCCATATCTATTTTTCATAATGTGCCATCTTCCTGTTCCATTTTCCTTATCTTCTGCATTTCTGGATAAAGACATTGCAAAGTCAGTAATCATCATTTTACTGTAACTTTCTGCCATTCTATCTCCTTGAATGATATCTTCTCTTGCTCCTGATCTATTTACTTGTGATGCTGTCCATATAGGTAACTTCATTTCGGTAGCCAAGCCTCTTAAATTAGTATAAATATCATCTAATTTGTCTCTTTTTTCCTTACTTGCTTTGGAAGTTAACAAATCAGCATAATCAATAATGATTAAATCTGGTTCAATATTTTGTTGCATACATTTTTCTAAATGTGCATGAATAGTATTTACTGTTGCTTGTCCTGCTGGATATTCTCTAATGTAAAGACCCCCTCGTAAATCTTCTATTGTTTCTTTTACTTTTGCTTTATGTAAAGTAATTTCACCAACGGGGAGTTCAGTAAGACATGCATCATATCTTCTACCTACATATTTTTCACTTAATTCTAAGGTATAATGAATTACAGTGTAACCTAATTTAACTGCTGCTGCACCTATTGCAACTAAAGCCCATGATTTACCTCCTCCAGGTCCCCCTGCAATCATTCCTAAATCTCCTTGCCCTAAACCACCACAAAGTAGTTTATTTATAAGGGGCCAAGGTGTTGCAACTGTATTTCTAGCTTCTTCCCTAAATCTATCTTCTAATTCAGTGATATATTCATGACCAATGTCTCTTTCTGTTCCTGCTTTTAATGCTCTATCAATTAGATTTCTAATGTCATCATAATCCCCTAATTCTAATAAATCAACTGACTTCATTAATGCACTTTTTAATGTTTGATTTTTACAAAAGTCTAAAAATGTATCTTTTACATAATTTAAATCTGTTGCTTTAGACGCTTTGTAGGCCTGTTTAAGTAAATCTTTTACTGCTACACTTTGTAATTCTTGATTTATACCTTCTACTTCAACTTTAAATACCTCCATTGTAGGAACGGACTTATATTCGTTAAAATATTTAAGTGTTTTTCTCATAATCCATTTACCCGCATCATTGTCAAAATAATCAGGAGACACTATGTCTGAAATTTGTTGTAAGAAATCTCGATCAGTAATTAAGATAGCAAGTGCCTTAATCTGAAATGCGTGTCCATATTGGGTTAATTTACTCATGTGTTTGTTTTGCTAATGTGTTCAGTTTTACAAAATGTTCCCTTAACCATAAATCAGGTGCTTTAATAGCATTACCTAATTGGTCATCTGAATACATCATAATAAAGTCATTTCGGGAAAGCAAGTTAATTGGTGCTTCTATTAATCTTTTTATTTGTAATTTTAATTCGCCTGAAATTGGTGGATTTTTTAAATCCATTAGTTCTTCATTTAGTCGGAGTTGAGTTTCCGACTCACTGATTTTTTTATGCATAGGTTCTTCTCCTTTACCCGCATGTTCCAGAATGAAATCAAGATCAAGGGTTGTCTGAGTAAGTAGATCTGGAACTATTTTAGGTAATTTTTTAGGTCCTAATCCTTTAACACCTTCGATGTTGTCGGATTTGTCACCCATTAAAACTTTATACATTAAAAAATTGTGAGCCGGTACTCCATAATCAGCTTCTACCATTCGTGGGGTATAAAACTTCTTTTTTGTTGGACTCCATACTGTAATTCTTTCATTTACTAATTGTAAAAAATCTTGATCTGCAGATAATATAGTAACATCCTCATCTAATAAAGTGTGAGCTATGTATGCTATTGTATCATCTGCTTCAATTTTATCTATTGAAATAACGTTAATAGGAAGAAAATCTAAATATTCTATTAAACGAGAAAATTGAATTTTCATTGCATCTTTCTCCTCTGTAGCGTTTTTAAAGGCATCCCATCTAGTAATTCGTTTGCCAGGTTTTCTGTTAGCTTTATATTCAGGGTGTATTTTTCTTCTACGTTGACTACCCCCCTGACCATCATAAGCTATAATTACTCTAGTTGGGTTTACTTCTCTAATAGCGTAAGCTAAAGATCTTAAAAAACCAGTTAGTCCTCCTACTGGAACTCCGTTGTCGTTTAAAGCCCCATTTACAGCGAATGCTCTTAAGTAGAGGTTTAAACCATCTACTATTAACACCCTATTATTTATCCCTAAATCACCCGGTTTTTGAATGTTATCTAGTAAATTGAATATGTCTCCCATTATAATCCACTTGGGTCAATTTCTACATCTGGATCTGCTTCTTGTGGATCCTCATGTTGATATTTCATAATGTAAGCATCACAAGTGTCTCTATACATAGCTTCTTGGACTTCTGGTCTTTCATTACATAATTTTTCTAAATCTTTACCTGTAAAGGTGACAATTTCTCCTGTTGCTGTATCTACATATTTAGTAATAGGACCTGATTGTTTACACACTTTATAGTTCTTCATTAGCTTAAGCCAACCACCATAATTGTCTATACCAGATCTGTAAAATACATTGTATCGAATTTTTCTGTTTGGTGGGCCCATTCTATTTTTAACTACTATAGCTTCAACTTCGGAGCCTACAACTTCATCCACCCCATTGATTTTCTCTTTAAGTTTCCCAACTTGTTTGAGTCTCAATCTAACTGATGCATGAAATTGTAAGGCTTTACCACCGGAAGTAGTATATTGGTCAGCGAATGGCATTGCGCCCATCTTTTGTCTTAACTGGTTCGTGAATACTAAAAGTATTTTTTCTTTCCCAATTAAGTTAGTAATTTTACGCATCGCTTTGGATAGAATGATTGCCTTTTGAGTGGCATAACCATCTTTTTCAAAGTCAGCGGCTGACTCAATTTTAGTGGTAGCTGCGGCTACTGAATCTACAACAATAGTTACAAGTTTGTTGGGGTCTTTTTCTCGGACTTTTAGGATAACATCTTCGATGGCTTCCATAATGTCTTCAACTGTCTCCAATGGTAAATAAACCATTTTTTCGACGTCGACTCCAATTGCTTGTAAAAATTGTGCGTTTAGCGATGATTCAGTGTCAATGTATACCGCAATACCATCTTTTTTCTGTGTGTTTGCTATAACATGAGATGCTAAGAGTGATTTTCCACTTTGTTCTAAACCAGTTATTTCAACTATTTTAGAAACTGGCAAACCTCCGTCAGGACGGTTTGATATAGCTAAATCAAGTACTGTTGATCCTGTAGAAACCCAATCATTAACGTCAGTAGGTGAATTTTCACTACCATCTAAAAAATAAGCTACTCTATGGTGTGTTTTACTGAACTTTTTGTTTAGGGAATCTGCTAGGAGTCCTGTTAGTTCATCTCTATTTGTGTCTTCTTTTTTTTTCTTAGCCATTAATCAAACAATTGATCAAGTTTACTATCAATGTTTTCTTTTTGCTTAGAAGGTGCTGGTTTTACTTCAGTTTGTTTTCCTCCATCTTCATCAGACGGCTTTAACCAACCTTGCAATTCATCCTTCATCTCATCAAATGTATATTTCTTAAATAAAGAAACTAATTCTTTTTGATTTTCTAAAAGTCCTTCTGCTTTTGTAGCATCTCCCGTTAATGGTGTTTGATTTGGTTTAACACGGATTGTTGTTGTGTTAAACATTTTGCCTGTTTCTGCTGCTGGAATTACTTCAACTGTAATATCACGTCCTTTTTGGATGTCTGTAATATCACCATAATCTTCATCAGCCATTACTCCTAATAATTCTTGGTAAACCATTTTACCAAACTCATAAAACCTAACTCCTTTATCTTC